GTTTTTCCGTAACTCTAAACCTTATGCTTGGTTCAAGATGTTGTCAACACGGAAGATTCTGTAGTACTGGTTAGTCTTAGCTGTTGCTAGACCATCACGACCAGACATGTTGCCTGTGTCTACGAATGGGTTTGATACCATGCCATAACGAGTTTTAAACCCGATACGTGGCTGGAAGTCATTCTCACCAACTGCACGGACCATTGTTAGTGGTACGTATGGGCAGTAGAATAGACCTGCGTCATATGGGTTAGTACCCTTATAACCAACGTTGACATAGTCTGTTGTTGCATATGGATCGATGTAAACACGTGTACGGCCGTTTAGAACACCCGCGAATGTGTTACCTGTGTCATCGATGTTCAAGTTTGTTGACAATGCAGGAGCATAATCCAACATACCTGAAGCTGCAAGAGCAGTAGCAACGTCTGAAGAACAGATCAAGAAGTTACCTTTACCTCTACGTGTATCTTTTGCGATTTGGTTCGCTTCACGATCGATTTGTACGCCTAGACCTTTAAACTTCTCAGCTGACCAACGACCATCTGCATCAGACTGTAGATCGAAGATACCTTGAGTAGTCATGTTAGTTGTAGTAGCACCAGTCTTAGCTTGTGAGTTAATTGTACGAATTACTTCGCGGTTAATCTCTGCCAAGATTTCTGTTGACAAGATATTTGCCAATTCTGTCTCAGCGTCAAGACCATGAATTGCTTTCAAGTCTTGTGCTAGTTCTAGTGTGTATTCTGCTTTCAACGCACGTGATTTAGCAGTCACAGTTGCTTTTTCAATGGTGAAACCCATTTCAGCAAATGCAGATGCAGGACCAGCACCTGTTGTGCCTAGACCTTCTGCGTCACCTGTTGGCATCGCACCACCCCATGTTGGGCCTGTACGATCGTTGTCAATAGATGAGTCAGAGTTTGAGTCAGTTAGACCTGATAGACCTGAACCGTCTGCACCTTGTGATGCACCTGAGTCACCTGAGAAGCCTGTGATTGCTTCGTTGAACAACGCTTCATCGCCAGATGTTGCACCAGCGCGTGTTGTTTTGTACTTTGACTTCATTGCAAAGATCAAGCCTGTTGGGCCTGTCATTGGCTGAACACCACAAATGTCATATGCCATTAGGTTTGGCATAGAACGGCGTACTAGTGAAATAAGTACTGGGTTCCAGTTTGCAACTGAAGTTGTGTTTGTTGCAGCTGCATCTTCGTTCATTTGGCCGAAAGATTGCTGAGCTGCTTGCTCTGAAAGTGCTTTCTCTGTGTTCTCAAGAATAGCAGCTGTAACAGCTTTCTTGTGCTTGCTGTCGATAACGCCTGCAGATTCTTCGTTAAGAACTGGAGACCACTTCTCTACGAGACGATCATAAGTTTCCATTATAGGATCTCCTTATTTATTTGAGTTTCTAATTGCTTTAAGATACTGTTCCATCATTGGTGAAACTTCGACTTCGCTGTCAGCAGCACCATCGTCGATAGATTCTTCAATTACGGACTCAGTGGTTTTCTTTGAGAAATATGATTCTTTAAGAGTTTTTACTTTAGCAGCAAAAGCATCTTCATTTTCAAAATCAACATTCTCAGCTAGAGATTTTAGCTTCTCAACTTGAGTTTCAGCTAGGTCACGAGACGCTTCACGGATAACCGCTTCACGCTTGTAGACTTCTAGTTCTTCGCTCAACTTGATAGCTTTGGTTGTTGCATCGTTAACTTGTTCTTCAAGTTCTTCGTTTGCAGTCGCCAATTCGTCAACTAGGTCAACTTTGGATTCAGGAACTTCAACATAAGATTCTACGAATACGTCTTTCAACTTATCCATAAAGCCTTCTGCGATTTCTGTGCGTAGGCCAGATTGGATCGCTAGTTTGTTATCTTCCATCCATTGCTCAACCACATAGTTGAGGTAGCCATCAACTTTCTCTACGAGATCTTCTTTGATAGAAGTTACTTCTTCATCTAGTTGAGTTTTATACTCTGATTCTAGACGATCGATCTCTTCTGAAAGTTTAGTTTTTACCGCCGCTTCAAAAATGATTGCTGTTTTGGCTTTGAACTCATCGCTCAATGTTGCCTCAGATTCAACCAATGCTTCTAGGTCCTCACTAAAGTCTCCATCAAATTCTACGGACTCAGCTTTGGTACCAGCACCTTTAAGATGCGAAGGTTCGCTGTTTTTCTTATCACCTTTACGTGCAGGTGCAGTTTTGCCAGCGTTTTCAGCTTTCTTTTCTCCAGTTCCGCCACCCTTCATTGCTGGGTGAGCGTTAACTGAATCCTCTTCTGCAGTAGCAGGGTTGTGAGCTTCTTCGATTTCTTCCTCGTCGAGCTCAACATCCTGTTCTTCGATTTGATCAGTCATGTTTGACTCCTTAATATTGATTAGATTTCAGTAACGAGAGGAAATTCTTATACTCACGAACCTGTGTCTCATAAAGATCCACACGAGGAGCACGTTTAATTTCAGTCTCTATTTTTTCAATTTCTTGAGCTTCAATGATGCCATTATTCCAGACCCAATCAACACCTTCCATAATCCCATTAACGAAAGCATTTGGTGCAGAAGGATCTTGTACGATATCAACCGTATTAAGCATAAAGTCATCTTTGACATACATGACGCCGTCACGTTGCTCAAGGCTACCCATACCACGAGTTGAGACACCGAGTTGAACACCACCTTCTAGTAAACCTTTTACAATATTACCCATTGGAGTATCCAAGATTCGTGCCTTACCCATAACATTGTTACCATCCATTTCGAGGGCTTCAATCTTATGGGATACTTTATCCAAGTTAACAGTTGGTCCATCAGGGTGGTTTA